CCTGGGCAATCGCCAATCATCCAGGTCCAACCATGACGGTCATGCAGGACGAAGATGCCGCCAAGGACTTTAGCAAAGAGCGCTTGATGCCCATGCTCGAATCATGCGCACCAATCCGCGAGCAATTTCCACGTGACCGCCACCGCAAGACCAACACCGAGCTTTTTCTAAACACCTGCACGCTCAAGCTGGGCGCCGCAAACAACAACTTTTTGCGGTCATGGTCTATCCGCTGGCTATTTGGTGACGAGGTTAGCGCCTGGCGGCCAGGTATGCTGGCAAGAGCACGCGCGCGAACAACTCGTTATTGGAACCGCAAGCACTGGTTGTCCAGCACGCCCGAAGAGGAGGGCAGCGATTTTGATGCGGCATTCCAAGCCGGCACCTGTGAGCATTGGCACCTGGTTTGCTTGGGATGCAATAAGCTATTTGCGCCGGCTTTCTACGAGGTGGTGCGATGGGACGCCAACGAGACCACCAAGCCAAACGGCGTTTGGGATTACGAGCAAGTTGCCAAAACGGTGCGCATGGTTTGCCCACATTGTGACCATGCCCACGAAAACACCGAAGCCAACTGGCGAGCGATGAGCCGAGGCGGATATCAGGCCAGCAACAGCAACCCAACGCCAAGGGTGCGCTCGTTTTCGTTCAATCAATTAGCATTGCCGCCGTCAGTGATGCCATGGGCTGACCTGGTGGTTGATTTTCTGCGAGCAAAACAGCACGCCGCTGCCGGCTACATTCAGCCGCTCCGCGAATTTGTGACCCTGAGATTGGCAGAGCCTTGGAAAGCCACCAATCATGTGGACATTGAGAAAGTGGTGGTCAAGGACTATGAGCCAGGCGCTGAGTGGGAAGATGAAGCCACCCGATTTTTGACCGTAGACGTTCAAGCCTATCTTGAGGAGTTTTGGGCGGTCTGCCGCTCATGGTCAAAAACAGGCGCAAGCCGACTGCTAACCTTCCGCCGCCTAACGTCATTTGATGACATTGAGGCCATGCGCAAGGAATACAATGTGGCGCCTCAACGCACATTCCTCGATGTCGGCTATCAGCGCGCCAGGGTGTTGGCCGAGTGTGGCCGCTATGGTTGGATGGGCATGAGAGGCGAAGACGTCATTGATTACGCGCACAACATCAATGGCCACACCGTGCGCCGCATGTTCAGCAAACCAACACGCGTGAGCGCTACAGGGCGCACAGCGCCGCCAGTTTTCAGATGGTCCAACCCCACCACCAAGGACGTTTTGCAACTTCTCAAGAGCGGCAAAAGCCACCCATGGGAAGTGTGCGACTTGGGCGATATGGCAGACGAATATGCCAAACAAATCGACAGTGAACGCAAGCGCGAGGTGCTAGATAAGCATGGCCGCACAACCTTGCGCTGGATTTCATTTCGAGCCAACCACGCCTGGGACTGCGAGCTCATGCAAGTGGTGGCTGCCTCCATTGCCAAGCTGTTTTCGACCGCTGATTGATAGCTAGGTGCGACACTTTGCCACCTATATATAGATGGCAAGTGACATAAGCGGATTCCTCCGACTTCAGTCTGACTCATGGTTAACGACCCTCCAACAGAGGGTTGCTGATGCCATATTGTCGGGCTCCGTTACCGTCTCGTTTTCCAATGCCAGCCAGAGCGGCACCCGTGAGCTCGTGATGCCCACCGACGAGCTTGCCGCACAACTCACCCCCATTTTAATCGAAAAAGGTCTCGTGACCGGCACTAAGCCGACCCGAATGACTTTTGCACGTTTTAGCAGATGAGCGGCCTAGTAGACCACAACGGGCGCCCCATCGCCATTGAGACCGCGCCCAAAAAGCGCGCCAGCATAACCAGCCATTACCGCGGCACCGAGTCAAACCGCTTCCGCACATCGCTGCCATATATTGTCAGCGATATTAGCAACACCTTGAACCGTGGTGCTAGGCGGCGGTTGATGGGATTTGCTCGATGGCTCTACACAAACAACGGCATGGTGCGCGGCGCGGTCAACGATGTCAGCCGCTACGCTCTAGGCACGGGGCTCAAGCCTCAGAGCCAAGCAAGCGAAGCAAGCAAGGCTTACGAAGACTATTTTGCCGAGTGGTCAAAGGTTTGCGATGTCGCGGGCCAATTTAATTTTGCCCAGATGCAGCGCCTTGCGTCCATCAGGATGGACGTTGACGGTGACATTGGATTCCTGATGGTTGGCCGCCAGGACGCCTTTCCGCAACTGCAACTCGTCGAATCTCACAACATCTTGAGCGAGGGGCCGCAATATTATGGCGAAGGCCATGACGGCGTGAAAGTGTCACCCGCTGGCCGCCCTACCGCCTACACGGTCAAGGATGGCGATGATTACCGCTCGATAAGCGCCAACAATTTCATCCTGGTTTACGACCCTGACCGCGTGGCGCAACTGCGCGGAGTGTCAGCGCTAACGCACGCCATTGACCACATCAGGGATGCAATCGACATCCTCGAATTTGAGAAAGTGGGCGTGAAAATGAATAGCGCCGTGGGCATGGCCATCACCTCCCAGAACACCAGTGCTGAAGATGGCATAAGCCTAATCGAGGACGGTTATGGCGCCGCTGACACAGGCACAGTGCCTTGGGATACCTTCCAACCCGGCATGGTGCCACGCCTCAAGATTGGTGAATCAATAGAAAGCTTTGCCAGCAATAAGCCATCGCCCGCGTTTACTGGCTTCCTCGAATACCTAATTCGAGACGTCGCTCTTGGTCTTGGTGTGCCATACGAATTTGTAGTCGAACCCAGCAAACAAGGAACCGCTTCAAGGTTCATACTAGAAAAAGCGGCTAGACGATTCGAGGAACGCCAAGACCTTCTTACTTCCCGTTTTTGTAACCGCGTCTGGGGCTGGGTTATTGCTCGCGGCATCAAGCGCGGCGACCTGCCGCCAAGCGACAACTGGTGGCGAGTGAACTGGCAGGCGCCCAAGAAAATCACCGTTGACCTTGGCCGCGAAGCACGCGCCAACCAAGACGCCATCAAGATGGGCCTGCGCACCATGCGTGAGGATGCCGGCGAACGCGGCCACGATTGGCAAGAGATGCGCGACCAGGTAGAGCGCGAAGCAAGCGATTTGTTAGGCCGCGCCAAACGCCTGGCTGATGAATACAGCGTCTCAATGGAAACCGCCTTACACCTACTGAGCCAGCGCACACCTAACCCTGTTTTTAATAATGAGAGCGAGATTGACGCATAAGTTGGCACACGAGCCATGGGCCATTCGCCCAGAATTTCACAGCACGCTTGTTGCTGCCGCTGAAGCGTATCACTACGACGAAGAGGACGGCGGCCCTTATGAGCCACCAACGCCAGAAGAAGTCGACGGCATTGCCATCATTCACATCCATGGACCCCTGGGCAAAATGCTCACGGATTGGGAGCTGATGTTTGGGATGACGGATTACGACGACATTGCCACCCAATTGGCCGAGGCAGACGCTAACCCGAATGTAAACGCCATCTTGCTGCACATTGATTCACCTGGCGGCACTATCACTGGCTTGCCAGAGCTTGCCGCCAAAATGCGCCGCGTTGAAAAGCCGCTTGTTGCTTACACGGAAGGCACCGCCGCAAGTGCGGCCTACTGGATAGCTAGCCAAGCCGACAACGTGCTTTTGAGTCAAAGCGCCGAAGTGGGCAGCGTGGGCGTTTATATCGCATTGCTGGACCAAAGCGAATATCTGCGCAACCAAGGGCTGCGCGTCAACGCCATCGCCGCTGGCGACAACAAGCTTGATTACGCCGACTTCAAACCATTGAGCGATGAAGCACGCGAGCGCCTGCAAGCAAACGTCAACAAATGGCACGAGCGATTTAAGGGCGACATCAACATCAAACGCAACGTGCCAGACGCATCAATGACCGGCCAGGTTTACGAGGGCATGGAAGCCATTGAGGCCGGCCTGGCAGATGGAGTGGTGGACGACCTAAACGATGTCATCGCGCTAATGACTAACCTTTAAACAATCACCAATAGAACCAATGAAAACCATCCTTGATTTAGTTAAGGCCAACGTCGAGCTGACCAGCCTGTCAGGCAAACTGGAAGCCGCCACCGAGGCAAACAAAAACCTACAGGCAGAAATCGAAGGCGCGGCAGCAAGCCACGCCGAAGAAGTTGCCAAACTAGGCGCACAACACGCCGAAGACATTGAAGCACTTGAAAGCAAAATCAAGTTGCTTGAAGAAGCAAATTTACTTCTTGAGGAGGCACAACAGAGCGCCGCCGACAAGGCCGTTGAAATTGCGGCCAGCGTAGGCGTTGAAGCCCCAGTTGAGGAAGCAACCGAAGAGCCGGCACCAGAGGCAAACATGGACACTCTTTGGCATCAATACAATGCCATTGAAGACCGCCAGGAGCGCCGCGCTTTCTACCTCAAAAACATTAAAGAAAGACTATAACAAATGGCCAATACACTTGGAGGCATTAACATTGCCCAAATCAGCGAACAGTCGCTTGATTATCTCTCAACTCAGTTTCACCCGCTCCGCGCATTCTCTCGCGACTTCAGCGACGACATCAGCGGCGCCGGCGAATCTGTCACCACCCGCGTCCCATCAAGCATGACCGCAAGCGACCTGTCGGCCGGCTATGCTGCAACGGACGTCACATCAACCGCCGTCACCGTGACCTTGAACAAGTTCAAGGGCTACAGCATGGCGTTCACTGACATGGAAGTCAGCAAGGCTGGTAACTTCGACTGGCTCTCTAGCGTGTTCTTGGCGCCAGCCCTAGAGGTTACCCTTGATGCCGTAATGGACGACTTGCTCGCCCTGGTGCTGAACGCTAACTACAGCGCCAACGAGGTCATTACTGCCGCCAACTTCGACGTTGACGAAGTGGCCGACCTGGCAGCCGACTTGACCACCGCCAAATGCCCTAAGAGCGAGCGCGCGTTGATTCTGCCGCCTTCCTATTACGCCAGCATCCAAAAGGATGCCATCGTGCAGGATGCCTCCAGCTACGGCACCCCAGCCGGCGTGCAGGAAAATGCAGCCCAACGCGTGCATGGTTTCAGCCTCTACGAATACACCGGCATTCCAACCAACAGCGAAAACCTCGCCGCCATTGCGCTGCACCCTTCCGCCCTGTGTTTGGCCGCTCGTCAGCCTGCTGCGCCTGCTGATGGCAGCGTCCAGGTGTCCGACATTGTTGACCCATCCACTGGGCTGCCTATCCAGCTCCGCACCTGGTATGACAACACCGCTGGCAAGCACTACTTGTCCATGGGTGTTCTTTACGGTGTTGCAGTTGGCAACGGTGCCGCACTGAAGCGCATCAAGTCTGCTTAATAGTATGGCAAACACTGTCCAAGGCGTTTTCTTAGAAGCCGTAAGCGAGCAGATGCTTGATTTGCTCTCTAGCAATTTCTTTGCATTCTCCTTGGTCAGTCGCAACTTCTCAACCGAAGTCAGGGAGCGCGGAGACCGCACAGTGACCCGCGTTCCCTCTTCGGTCACAGTTAAAGATTTGTCTACTGGCTACAGCGCCAGCGATGTAACAAGCACGGCCATTGAGATTGAGCTTAACAAGTTCAAGGGCTTCTCGATGGCGTTTACTGATTTTGAGATTTCAAAACTCAAGAGCCCAACCATTCTAGAGCGCGCCTTTTTACGCCCTGCAATAGATGCCACCGCAAAAGCGGTCGCCGACGATTTGCTTGGCCTCATTACGCCCGCCGCATTCAGCGCCTCCCAAGTCAGGACTGCCGCCAATTTCGACAGTGATGATTTGGCAGACGCCGCGAGCACATTAACAACCAATGGTTGTCCACGGTCGCTGAGAACCGTGATGCTCAACCCGTCTTACACGGCAAGCCTTAGCAAAGACGGCGGCATTATTGACGCCAGTGCCTACGGCACAGCGCAGCCAATCCAAGAGGGCGAGCTTTCAACCATTCACGGTTTTGGTGTGGCTGAATATCAAGACATTCCGACCAGCAACAACCTGCAAGGATTTTACTGCCACCCAAGCGCTCTATGTATTGCAGCGCGGCAAATCGGGCGCCCGCTCTACGGCAACGTTGAAGTCATTGACAACATAGAGCCAAGGACGGGACTGCCATTTCAGACACGAAAATTTTACAACCCAACCCTGGGCAAATGGTTCCTAACCGTTGGCATCCTCTACGGATGCTCAATTGGCAACCAAAACGCACTTATTAGAATCACCGACCAATAACAAAACCATGATATTCAAGACTTCATTCACGATAGGATTTTTGCCTGACGGTTCACCTGAGCTTATCGC